GATGATAGAGCCTCTATGTACATAGATTCAATCGACTCGACCTTTGATGCGGGAAGAGTTGATGGATACCCGAATGAAGGGACAAAGATTTACTGGGAATTGTCACCGTCCGAGAACTGTGGAGACTGTATTGATTTAGCGATGAACAGTCCCTACACGCCAGACACGTTACCGACTACACCAAGAGCGGGAGGTACAATGTGTTTGAGTAGGTGTAACTGTCATCTACGGATTAGGTACGATAGACCTACCAGTATCCCTTTATATGTAAAGCCAGCATCAAAATCGTTGGCAAAAGCACTTGGAGTTTTAGTTGTAGGCAAAATAATCCAACAGACAGCAAAGGGTGGCGACAAGGCAAAAGTAAAAGTTGCTAACTTGGAACCGGACTTGGAACTAGACTTGGACGACTTTGATTTAGAATCTGTGAAAGCACTGGACTGGAATCAACTTGATGAAATGGTATCAGCATTGACTACGTTAAGATTGTTGGAAGAGAAAGTACCATCAGCCTACAGAGTAAAAGAAACTAGTATTGCACTGGACAAGTTTGAGAAAGCGAGTCGAGGTTTGCCAAATTGGTTAGACCCATTCAGCAGAGAGGTATACATTTGGCATGCTATTGGAACAGTAGTACTCGACTACATCAAAGAAGCAAGGAAAAAGAAAAGAGGTGAGATTTGATAATGCCCAAAGATAAAAGCAGAGAATTGCTTGAAGAGCCTTTGTTTGAAGACATTCGGATTCTGACAGAGGAAGAGACAGGGAGTGCCGCCAAGGGTGAATCGCCCTATAAGCTGTTAACCATAAGTGGTGTAGCAAGTAAAGGTGGTGTCGTCAACAAGAACAATAGGTTGTATCCGACATCAGTATTGGTGAAAGCCACAGAGAAAGCACAAGACGCCATCAGGAAAGGTAAGCTACTTGGAGAGGTTGACCATCCGGAAGATTACGGAAGCTTAGGAAGAACAGCTATTAAGTTCACTAAATTGTATATGCAAGGTGACGATATGCTCTTCGAAGGTGAGGTTCTTGCAACCAAGGCTGGAGAACACCTCGCATTGTTGCTTCGTAGTGGAGTAGGGGTCGGCATCTCAACAAGAGGTTACGGTTCAGTTCGTCCTATAGATGGACCAGATGGTACAATTTACGAAGTTCAGCCAGACTATGAGTTAAAAGGCATAGACTGTGTGTTGGAAGCGTCCAACGAATTTGGTAAAGTGGCGAACTTCGAATCCAAAGAAGGAGGAGGTAAAAGAGTGAAACTAACTATGGAAATGCTCCAGAACGATTATCCAGAACTGTATGCTAAGGTTGTGGAAAGCGTTAAGGAGCAGACTAAGAAAGAAATGCAGGAAAGTCTTGAAAAAGACTTTGAGTTGAAGGTTTCTCAAGCTATAGAGGAAAAGAAAGAAGAATTGATGGCTAAGGCAAAGAAAGAAGTAATGGAATCTGAAGAGATAGTTCAGTTGAAGGCTATTGTTGAGGCAGTAGTAAATGCTGTTAAGCCTATGATGCCAGAAGCAAAGACTAAGGAAGAACTTGATGCCGAACTGGTGAAAGCCAACGAATCATTGCAAGCACAGATTGACACCTTGAATGGAATAGTTGAGACCTTGAAGGAAGAAAAAGCACAGGCAGAGAAAGCACTGGAAGAGCAAGAAACTGCTAAGAAGGTAGCAGAAAAAATTGACGAACTGGTAAAGGGACACAGATTTGAGAAGGCACTTAGACAAAAGCTAGAAGCATGTAAGACTGTAGACGAAGTACAGAAATGCTTTGAATCTGAAGAAGCATTCATCGCATCACTAGTTGAGAATACAATAGTACCGACAGGTTCCGGTAAGGTTAAGAATGAAGATGAAGAAATGTTGTCTGAGGAAATAAAGAGACAGCGTAGACTCGCTGGACTAACAGAAGGAGGAGGTAAATAAGGATGAATAAGATGTATGAGGGAACTCTGACTCCATCATTCTTAGTGGAGAACGAAGCAAGAAAAGAGAAATGGGCATATTTGACTGAGGGACTAGATGACCACAAGAGACTTGCCCTAGAGACTCTGCTTGAGAACGCTGAAAGATGGGTAATGACCGAAGCTTCTGATACAAGCAACGTAAAAGCATTCACGACTTTTGGATTTCCATTGATTCGTAGGGTATTCCCGAACCTCATTGCAAACGAACTGGTATCTGTTCAGCCAATGAGCATGCCGACTGCGATGGTATTCTACCTTGACTTCGCATATGGCACAAGCATTAGGGGAACCACTGCCGGAGACGTTATCGGTGGTAACGGTATGGCAAACTTTAATCCATATTATGCGGGTGGAGCAGTAAGAGGTCTTGTACTTGGTGAAGGTGACGGAACCGAGGTAGTATTCACAGTAAGTGACCCACACTTGCTTCCTATACTTGCTAACTCCGCTACAGTTTATGTAGATGGTGTGCCAGTGGACTTTACACTGACCGATGCGACAACTGGTACATTCACACTTGATGCGGCTCCAGCTGACGGTGCGGTAGTTACTGTTGATTACAGCTTGACTACACCAACTGAAGGCGGGGACAACATTCCAGAGATTGACTTCAATATGACAAGCGAATCTGTTGTGGCTGAGACTAAGAAGCTTAAAGCTAAATGGACTCTTGAAGCACAGCAAGATATGCTTGCGTACCACGGAGTTAACGCTGAGACTGAAATGCTTGCAATACTTGGTGACGAAATCAGAAGGGAAATCGACAGACAAATTGTTAACGACCTGTACAACATAGCATCAGCTGGTAACGTAAACTGGTCAGCAACACCACCACAAAGCTTCAACGGTTCTGACAGAGAGTATAAGATGACTCTATGGGAAGCAATTATTGATGCGAACAACTTGATTTACAAGAGAAGATTTAGAAATGCTACTTGGATTGTAGCTGACCCAGACACTTGTGCAAGACTTGAGAAGCTTGACGGATTCTCAGAAGTGCAAAGAGATTGGGCTGGACAGGCTGGTATGGGACTTGAGAGATTCGGTGTTATCAGGAACAGATTCACTGTTTACAAAGACCCAATGGCACCAGCTGGCAAAATTCTGTTAGGTCACAAAGGAACTAGTATATTCGAGACTGGTTATGTATACGCACCTTACGTGCCACTGTACACAAGCCCAGTATTCACTGACCCGAACACTATGCAGTCAGTTCGTTCAGTAATGAGTAGATATGCTAGAAAGCCATTGATTACTGACCTGTACGCTACAGTAACAATTACTCCGTAGTAGCTGAGGGGTAGGGTTGATGCCTTGCCCCTTTTATAAAAGATATGTAGCAGTGGATGATTGCATTGCAACTGTAAGCAACTGGAAGAAAGCAACATTAGTGTAGGCTATTGTTTAATCGAACAGGACAAATTTGAGGAGGAGGAAAAGAAAGATGGCTAAAGCAAGAAAAAGATTCAAGAACATTACGACTAGGTTACAGGTAATCTACGATGAGACGGGTGACAAGAAAGAAGTAGTTCCGGGTGGAACAATCATTCTTGATGAAGCTTGGGGAAGAAAATTCGCTAGGGTACTTGCACCAGTTGTTGAAGTAAAGAAACCAAGCAAGTAGGATAGGGAGGTGTGATAGTGACTGCAAATGAATTACAAGCAAAATTGACAGAAGCACTCGGTAGTTCGGGTGCGGGTCTGTCAGCTACGATGTTGCAGTACGCTATTGACTCTGCTCTTGATGACTTAGCTAGAATTAAGCCAAAGATTGGTTATGAGTTGGTAACAATGGTTGCCGGTAAGTCTGAGTATTCAGTACCGGAAGGAACGTACAATGTATTAGACGTTGTGTTCCCGGGTATAGCCAGTTACGACGGCGACTCTGCTTGGTTTCAAGAGTTTGCGAATATAGGTGACGGAGACCTGAGTACGTTTCATAGCCACTCGCTGGCAGTCATCGTAGCACAGAAGTGGGAGCAGTTACGTAGTAGATTCGACTACGACTGGGAATACAATATGGACACAGGCAAGGTAATGATTATGCCAGCACCATCATCCAATAGTAAGATGGTAATGAAGATAGCTTACAAGAGAACATTAGAAGAAGTACCGCCAAGTCTACTTCAGCCGGTTGAGACACTGGCATTGTCTGAGAGCCTACGACTGTTAGCCACCTCGGTGGGTGGTGGTATAACGAGTGTACCGATTGGTATAGGTAATGTTTCGTTTAGTGCGACTCAGTTACTCCAGCAAGCGAACTCGCTAAGAGAAGAGGCAATTAAGAAACTTGGCATCAGTACAGGTGAGGGGGCGGTGATTATAGGATGATGGATTTTGATAAGTTACCAAAAGGTATGAAGATACCAAAACCTGTAGACATAGAAGGAATAGAAAAAAGCAATGCATTGACTCACGTTGAATTGAATTACAGTAAACTGATACGAGAGGCATTAGCTAGTATTAAAGAACTTGATGTTACGGTTGGGTCACTGCGTATAGAAGAAGTTTATGACAATGACCCGATTGTAACTTTAGAACTTGTAGTGAAGACTAGGAGGTGAAGGACTTATGATAAGTGCAAAGCAAAAGTTTGCGATTGACTATGCCATAAGTCTGAATCCCACTTCACTGGTTGTTGAAAGAGTCGAGTACATAGAGCATGAAGGTGCTAGGAAGAAAAAAGAAACCCGGACCCAGCCCCAGACATGGTTGGTTTATCCGAAAACGGATACGGCTAAGTTCATGCGTGAAGACGCTGGTAGCGAAGACGAATCCGACTGGGGTGCACTCGCACCAAGCACTGCTGATGTAAAGTGGGGAGCCAATGTCACAGACACAGTAGTGATTGATAATATAGGTACGCTTGAAGTAAAGAGTGGTAGACCTATTATGGTAGGTACAGACTTGAATGGATACCAGTTAGACTTAAAGTTGGTGAAGTAGAATGGCAAGGTTACATGGTGTAGATGATTTGATTAGGAACTTAGAAAAGTGGGGCAAACAGAGGGAGCACAATGTAATAACAGCGAGTAAGACGGCTGTAGCCCCTATGCTTGAGAGGTATGCAAAGGCAAACAGACCTTGGAAAGACAGAACAGGCAGAGCAAAGCAAGGCTTACATGCCAAGGTAGTTACATCATCATCCGACATAGCGATACAGCTACACCACGGTGTACATTATGGAGTGTACTTGGAGTTAAGTAAAGCTGGGAAATATGCGATACTTCGCCCTACGATAGACAGGAATAAGGCTGAAATAATCCGAATACTGAGATCGGCTTGGGGGGACTAAGATGAGAAAAGCTATACGACAAAGGTTAATAGATAAGATTCCAGAAATAGCGGGAAGAGTATATGAACCATCCATGGCTGGACCTTCGACTAAGAAACCGTATATTGTACTGAAGTATGGCGGAGACATCGCAACAAGTATGCGGTATGGTTTTGAAGTCCCATTCGAGGTATGGCTATACTGTGAGCGAACAACTTTTAAGGAGTTGGATGCCTTAGAAAGTAAAGTCATTCGTGCGTTATTGGGGGTTGACCTAGTAAGTTCAAGTGACCAGACCTTCTCGCTGAAGTATAACGGTAGCAGTTCAGATTTCTATGATGATGACTGGGAAGCACTCACTAGACGGCTGGACTTTAGAACTGATAGAATCAGAGGAGGTTAAAGATGAAATCAAAAGTTAATAGGATTTTCATTGTTGATGGAATAGAATACAGAATCAAGAAAAATCAAGATGTTGGCAACTTGCCGAAGCATGTACAAGACAAGCTAGTATCACTAGGACTGGTTCATGTGGAAAAAAAGCCAACTAGAAATACTGGAAGGAGGAAGAAATAATGGCAACTCAAATTAAGAGAGGTTATATGAGAGGTTGTCGTGGACTGTTAATCACAGCATTGAATCCAGATGGTAGCATGCCCGAAAATCCCGTTAGATACTGGATTGACACAGCACAAGAAGCCAGTATTGAAATCGAAGTGGTAGAAGGTGAACAGAGTGACCTTAGAGGTGGCGATAGACTGTTGGCTAGAGTAGAAGAGAATGACGTAGTGACAGGTGTGAACCTAGAATTCACTAATGCAAGATTTGATGCTCAAGTGGTTCATTTGTTTATGGGTGGTACATTGATTACTACGGGTTCGGGAGAGACTGAAGAGATTATTGGTTGGGAAGCACCGACCGTTGCGGCTCAAGCAGAGAAGAGACCAGTACAGGTTGAGTTATATGTACAATCCTTCAATAGTGAGGGCGGTAGAGAAGCGTACGTGAAGTACAAGTTCCCTTACTGTATTGGTGTTCTAGGTTCAATAGAACATAGTGACCAAGAGTGGGGTACACCGACATTCTCACTTAAAGCAAGAGAGAATCCAAGCACTGGTGCGTCAGCTTATAGCAAACAGTTCGTGTCAGACTTACCAGATATGCCTTATGCAGTGGTTGTTGCTGGCGTAGTTGGTGGTGGAACTGCTAAAGTAACGACTAGCCCAAGTGGTTCAGTACTGTCCGGTAGTACTGTAACGGTAACAATTGCGAACATTGAAGCTGGGTACGAGTTCGCTAGTATCAGCGTAGTAGACGCAGATGACGAAGTAGTTGCGACTACTGAAGTTACGCCGGGTGAAGTGTACACGTTCATTATGCCTAGAAAGGCTGTAACTGTAACTGTTACCTTGGTAGAGACCCAAGGATAGGATAACTTTAGGGGGCTACCGTTATGGAAAGTGGCAAAGTTGCGTGTGACAAATGTTCAGCAGAGTTTGAAATGGCTAAGGTAGAGGTTAAAAGAGAGAAACTGATTAACGATAGAACAGGAATGTTCTTCGAATGCCCCGCTTGCGGAACCAAGTTTCCGTTTGCGGGGATAACGAAGAAAGGTATCGAGATGCAGAAACGATTGAAAAGTCTCGTTACCAAGATTAACAAGCTTGACGGTAAGGACGAGAAGAGTACTGCATATATGAAAAAGTATGAAGACCTATTGAAAGAATATCGTAAAGAAGTGACTGGACCGTACAATGAAGAGGAGGTATTGAAGTAATGAGTGAATTGAAAGTTATCTCGTTAGAAGAGATTAAAGCAAAAGCAGAAGGTAAGATAGTAGAAATATCGGATTGGATTCCGGGTAAGAAAATAGCAGTGAGGGTCAAAGCAATTGACATGACCCCGCACATCTTGAAGCTTGACAAACTTCCAAATATACTGAAGGATTCAGCTACGGAGGTTTTCAATGGTAAGCAGGTGTCCGATAAGAAGATTGCTGATTTAACGAACAGCATGGACCAAGATAGTTTTTCAAAAATGATTACGATTATAGATGGGATTGTTAGAGAAGTTCTAGTTGAGCCGAAATTTGATGATATTCAAGCTGTGTATCCATTGACGCTAAGGCAGAAGATGGAACTGTTTAAGATAGCAATGGGAGACATAGAAAAGTTAGACCCCTTTCGTTAGGGATTCCGATAAAATGATTGAATTGATTTCGGTAGCCAAAACATTCAATATACGACCAAGTAGTATGCTTCATGGACTATCGACCTACGAAGCATATTGTTTTGATGTAGCATGTACTGTCTATGTTATGGAAATGGAAAAAGGTAAGAAACCGATTAGAAACATGGGCGATGCTATTACATGGCTATAGTAAGTTAGAAAGGGGGTATGTAATATGGCTGACCTTTTAGGTACAATATATGCTGAAATAAGGCTAACGCTAGACCAGTTTAGGCAAGACATTGCTGATGCCAACACCGAGATAAGGACTATGCAAGATGATGTAAGTAGGTCTTTGTCCGCCTATTCCGAAATGGGTGGTAATCTGAAGAAGGTCGGCGGAGCAATGACTAAATATGTAACTGCCCCCATAGTTGGTCTAGGAACTGCCGCAGTCTACACAGGTGCCAAGTTCGACTCCGCAATGTCAGAGGTAATGGCTATTAGTGGTGCAACGGGTGAAGAGTTTGAAGCTTTGAGAGCACAGGCTAGGAACTTGGGTGCTGAGACAAAGTTTACTGCTACTGAAGCGGCTCAAGGTATGACCATGCTCGCAATGGCTGGTTTTAATACCGAGGAAATCATGTCAGCGATGCCCGGTATGCTTAGTTTAGCGGCGGCTGGGAACCTAGAATTAGGAAGTGCGGCTAACATAGTAGCAAGTACCTTGAGGTCGTTCGGTGAGAACGCTGACCAAGCCGGAAGGTACGCTGACGTATTTGCAAAAGCGGCGGCTAGTGGTAATACTGACGTACAAGGACTTGGAGAAGCCATGTCCTATGG